TTGAGTACCTACGTTTTTAGCTAAAGAAATAAATTCATTACTACTAGGTTCAATGCAAAATATATGAGATGGATTTTTTTCTAAAATAGAATATGTAAAGGGGCCTACACTAGCTCCTATATCTAGAACAATATCACCTTCTTGAACTTCATGATATTTTTCATAAATTTTTTCATTAAAAATTTCTTGAATAATAGATTCTTTATGGTATAATCCAAGTGGGATTTGTTCTTTTTTACCTTCTTTACCTAGCCAAAAAATTTCTTGTCCTTCTTTATTTAATATAGGACGATCCATCCACCCCCAATCAAAACCATTCAAATCCATTATATAACTTGTTTTTTAATCATATATTTGTCAATAGCCTCTAGTTTATCATCAGCATCAGCTAACATAGCAAGTGCTTCTTCAGCATTTTTATAAAAATCTTCTGTTGAATGATCACCAATTCCTGCTGGACTATTTTCTAGTAAGTCTAGGGTTAATAATGCTTTAGCTTTTTCTGCTTCAGCTGATTTACGTAACATTTCTGTTAGATAGCTCATAACTTTGCTTTTTTAATTAACTTTTCGGTTTCGTCTTCTTCTACACCCATTTTCCAAAGAATACCTCGTACACCATGATCTTGTAAAATATCAATATATTCATCTGCTTCACCTAAACTACATTCTAGGTAGTCAGCAATATATTCGGCTAGTTCTTGATAATTTCTTTTGTTTTCGTTTTTTACGTACTTGAGGTAGACTTTTCTTTTTGGTAACATTTCGCGATAAATAGAATAAATTTGTTTCTTACTTTGTGGATTAACCTTTTGAACATAGTTTACTACATCTATGTAATCCATATCCATAGATACATATCTATGTATCATGTAAGAATTCCATTTATCCCATGAATCTTGTGAAATTTCTTCAGGAGCTGTTTTATAGAGAGTTATCTCATTCAACCACTCGAAGAGGGTTGTCACCTGCTTCATCTCTTAGCTCTTTAGGTAGTGTACCTTGTAAAATTTCACCGCTTACAGCATCATAAAATACTGGGATGGGCATGTAAGCGTCTTCAGCTGTGCCTGCTACAAATTTAGAGACTTTACGGATAATAAATCCTTGAGTCCATACTTTTCCGTTTTCATGTTCTACCGACTCTGTGTTTTTAAGGTCGATGTTCATTTGTGGTTGATCCATGTTATTATTTGTTTTGTTTATAATCTAAATAAAATCCAATCGCTACTATAATATTCATCCCTACACTAGCGATTATTTCGTGTAAGTCTTGATATACATTTAATGATAAATGAACGTGTCCTACCATCCAGAAAGGTATGGCCATATTTTGGCTAATCCAAATTATAAGGAATTTAAGAAACTTCTTCATATTCTACTTCTTCTATTTCTCTACAAACGTATAATTTTTCTTGGTATCTAAAAGTATGAGTACAATTCCATAACTTTTTTAAGACATCTGCTTCCCATTTTGGATCGTCTTTTAATACTCTATATACTTGATACAAGTTACCCTTAATAGAAATTATTTCATTATTCATTTTAATTCAATTAATTTCTGTATAAGTGCCATACAGTTGATTTCTTTATCAATACGGAAGTTGGATTGGTAACTATATTCGTTGATATAGATTGCAACCATTCCTTCACGACCACTTGCATATACATTAGCATTATCATAAAGATAACGATAAAGCTCTTCGAAATCGCTAACGTTTGCGTTAGCAATGATTTGGCGAATTTCACGCCATTTAGGTTTAGCATTACTTAATTCTTTTAGTATTGATATCATATAATTAGAAGACACTAATACTGATTTATCTATTGTAAGTTTTTGGTCTTGAGTAGATAACTGAATGGTATTAAGACATTTACGTAAATCAGGGTAATATTGGTTTACAATAGTTTTTACATCTTCTAAGTCATATGTAGTACCTTCAATTGCCATAATACTAGCAAGGTGTATTGCTACCTCCTTTTTACTAGGAGGTATAATTTTAAGTACTTGACAACGTGATTGTAATGGATCAATAATACGCTCAACATAATTACACGTCATAATAAAACGAGTAGTACGTGAGAATGTTTCAATTACATTTCGAAGTGAAGCTTGTGCTTGTATCGTAAGAAAATCTGCCTCGTCCAAGATAACCACTTTGAGTGGCTTAAATGAAGCTGTTGAAGCAAATCCGGAAACCTTGTCTCTAATAGTTTCGATACCTCTTTCATCACTTGCGTTGATATATAGGTAATCACAATCAAGGTTATTAACAATAAGTTTAGCCAGAGTTGTTTTACCTGTACCAGCGGGACCATAGAAAATAAGGTTTTGAATATCATTTTGACCGAGATATTGTTCAATGGTCTTTTTAATGTGTTCATTTCCAACATAACTATCTAACGTTTTAGAACGATATTTTTCAACTAATAATGTGTGATCTTTAGTAGTCACCATATATATTAAATTTCTTAGGTGGTTCAGGTTTTATTTCTACCTCTTCGGTACGTATAACATACAATTTCCCTGCTAAAGGGGCAAGCTTAAATTCAGCTTTTTCACCTGTTTTAGCGAACCATGCTTCTAAAGCTTCAGTAATAGAATTATGAATAGTTTTACTACCAACTAGAGTCCACCTGTCTCCAGGTGGTACTCTGTTAGCTATTACTTCGTAATATTCTTCTACTTTCTTTTCCATTACATCATGCCTCCCATCATTCCAGCCATAGGATCTACTTCATCCTTGCTATCTGGGTCTTCTACAACAACACATTCTGTGAGTAAGATTGTACCTGCTACTGAAGCAGCGCTTTCAAGTGCAGTACGAGTTACTTTAGCTGGGTCAATGATACCTGCTTCTTTCATGTTTATAATAGTTTCTTTTTTAATGTTAAAACCAAACCAAGGTTTAGTTCCTACATCACCCATTCTACCAATTTCCATTAAAATAGGATACATATCATTTTGGGTATAACCAGCATTAGTTAGAATTTGATCAAAGGGTTTACCACATGCTTTATAGACAAGGCGTTTACCAACTTTAACAGCCTCACTTTCTTCTTTAGATTCAGTAATACCTTCACGGGCATAAAGCAAAGCAGCACCACCACCAGGTACAATACCTTCTTCAATAGCAGCTTTTGTAGCTTGGAGAGCATCATCTACTCTATCTTTTTTCTCTTTCATTTCAGTTTCGGAGTTTCCACCTACGTGGACAATTGCTACTCCTCCGACGAATTTCGAGAGCCTTTCTTGAAGCTTTTCAACTTCGAACGGCGTTGTTGCTTGTTCGATTTGTTGCTGTAATTCTTCAATACGTGCTTCAATTCGTCCTGTTTCTCCTTTTCCATCTATAATGGTAGTTTGTTCTTTAGTTACAGTTACAGTACGTGATTCACCAAACCAATCCCAAGAAAATTTATCAAGTTTCATTCCTTTTTCCTTGCTAAATACTTCTCCACCTGTTAGTGTAGCGATATCTTCTAATACAAGTTTGCGACGATCTCCAAAATCAGGAGCTTTAACAGCACAAACTGCGATTGTTCCACGCATCTTGTTTACAACAAGTGTTGCGAGTGCTTCATTATCAATATCTTCTGCAATGATAAGAAGAGAGCGACCGGTTCCAGATACACCTTCCAATACAGGAAGAAGATCTTTTACTTTTGTAAAACGTGCATCAGCAATTAAAATATAAGGTTTATCTAAAACCGCTGACATTGTAGAATTATTAGTTACAAAATAAGGAGATTTAAAACCTCTATCAAATTGAATACCTTCTACTGTCTCTAAATATGTTTCACCTGATTTAGATTCTTCGATTGTAACTACTCCTTCACGACCTACTTTATCCATAGCAGTAGCAATTAGCTTACCTACTTCTGGGTCGTTATTGGATGAGATAGTGGCTACTTGTTCTAGTTGTTCTTCTGAGGTAATTTCTTCAGCATTTTCACGTAAAGCAGAAACTACTTGTTGAACTGCTTTGTCAATACCTCTTTTAATTTCAACAGCATTAGCACCATTATTAAGGTGTGAGAGACCAGATTTAATCATTTCACGAGCTAAAAGTGTTGAAGTTGTAGTACCATCTCCAGCTAAATTAGCAGTTTGAATAGCTGCTTGTTTAACTAATGATACACCTGCTTCTTCTACATTATCACTAAGTGAAATTGATTTAGCAACTGTTACACCATCCTTAGT